AAAATCATCTGGCAAATCTTCCCAACGTCCTTCAGTTTGTTCATGATGTTGATGACCACAAACGATACAAACATATAAATGATCTTCAGTCATAGTGCCTCCATTGACTCACCAGCCAATGCACTTTCTAAATTTTTCATAGTCACGGACATAAAAACTCCTTTATAAAAATTGGCGCGACTGGCAGGGATCGAACCTGCGACCCACAGCTTAGAAGGCTGTTGCTCTATCCACTGAGCTACAGTCGCTATTTATCAATTATACTATGCGGCCTCCGCATACTCAATAGCTAAATCAAGTGCTTTTTCTTTTTTCACTCGATTCTGACCATACCATGAGGAAGTCAGACGGGTATCATTAGACCGACCAATCGTATGATCAACCATGTAGGTCACCGTGTTGAAGGCTTGCCAAAATGAACCAGCAGCGTACTCTGCTCCCGGCTGAGTATGAATTACCGACATAGCCTCTTCAGCCTGACGCGATACTGCAATCTTGTCCAGACGCTCATGCTTGACCTGAGACATAGCAGGGAAAACACGATTGAAGTACTCAACAAGCGTTTCTTTGCTGTACTTCTTCTGACCAAGAAACTGAGCCTGATGTTTGTACATCTCCAGTTTTTCCTTGGCAATACCCAACATGCCCTTGACTTTCTCAGCATCAAACTTGGCACGATGATTCATGCGAACTGCATGTTTTCCATCTTCACCCAATGCCATTGTCAGAGTGTTGTTGCAAACAACCCGAACAGGAGTAAAGCGAACGTCGATAGAACGTCCAAACTCATGTGGGTTAGAGAAGAGCAAGAAGCCTTCGACCTTATCACCACCAAACAGTTCAAAGGATTCCTTGAGTTGAGCCATTGCCCAAACCATCTTGCCTTCCTTCAAACTACCAGCAGTGTGCATCTCCATATCACCGGAAGCAACGAACTCATTGAAGAACTCAAACGCTTCGATGTTCTGGACTGGATTCCAGCTATCGGTAACAACAGTGAGAACCTTCTGATCAGTGGTGCGGATCAGTGCCTGTGCCTTAGTCTTATTAGGTTGACCGTTTGCACCGTAGAAGTACAGAGGAGTCTTTGCCACTTCCCAATCCAGATTAGCTGCCTTGAGCATCTGCTCTGGGCTAACATCAGCGGGAACCCGCTTTCCAAGACCATGCCAAGGAGTCTCACCTACATATGCCATGTGAGCTTCACCGTTTACGATTTCAAGTTCGTGTGCCATTTTTCGATTCCTTTAAGTTAGTGTATGAACAGTGTAACGCGCTTTTTTGATAAAAGCAAGTGGTTTTTTCCTCACCACAGACTCTACTGTACACTACTTTTTTAGAAAAAGCAAGCGTTGTTTCAAAACCACAGATTTTCCTATTGACACGTTTTTCAGATCTTGATACAATCCCTGTGTTCCGCAGATATTTTTTTGGATTTAACAATGGAAACCAAAGTTCCTTACTATGTAAACGCTACTGAAGAAGAGCGAAAGATCTTCAGAGACTGGCTTGTAAATCTTCTTGAAACATCATCTACCGTGAAGATTTCCTTCAAGAAAAAAGATGATACAATCCGGGAAATGAATTGTACCCTTGATCCAGAACGGGTCAAGAAGTACGAAAAGAAGACTGACCGGACCAAAACGGTTAACGTGGAAGTTTGCCCTGTCTTTGACTTGGACAAACAAGAATGGCGCTCCTTTCGTTTTGAAACCATCACTGAAATAAGGTTTGAACTATGAAAAAGGTCATTGAACCAACCGTCGATGCAACTCTGGATACTTACCAGACAGATCTGATCAATGCTCTGAACTGGTACAATCGCGAGAAAGATAAAAAAGAAGGCAAATTGTTTTTGCTTTCTTACATTGGATCTCGCTTTCCAGAAAAGAAGAATCTAGACATTGATTCCAATCTAAAAACCACATATTGCTGGTTGGCTCGACTTATCTCTAATAATAACACACTTTCAGAAAAACATCAATTGGATTTGAATAACTACATTGATTCTTTTGCAAAAAAAGTAACTGAAGTTGTTGCTGTTGTAGAAGAACGCAGGACTGTGCGTGAATACACTGAAGATAAAATCAGCGAGTATATTGGTTCCATTGAAGGTGAACTAGACGATGTTATTGTCAATAACAGAGAATACAATTTACTCAATGATCTAAAAGCAAAAACTGTTCCAGCAGCATATTGCAATGCAGTTACTACATGGATTAGTAATAAACTTGCCGAATATCGTGAAGTAGAAAAATCTATGGACGATGATATTAAAGAAGGTTACAAGAATTTTCCAAAACGTAAATTGAATTTTGTTTTGAAAATGCTTACCCAATGGGAAACAGATATCAATCTGTACTTTCAGATTAAAAAAGCAAATCGCAAACCACGCAAGAAAAAGATTGTACCTGCTTCTGTGCAAGTTAAAAACCTTAACTTCAAATCCGAAGACAAAGACTTCAATCTGAAATCAGTAAACCCAACTGAGATTGTTGGTGCAAGTCAGGTTTGGATCTTCAATACTAAATATAAACGTCTTTCTGTTTATCGCACAGACTCAACAATTGGTTTGCAAGTTAAAGGATCTACATTGCAAAACTATGATCCAGAAATGTGCGAACAAAGGACTGTTCGTAAACCATTGGATGTTTTGAAAAAAGTTTTGGCTGGTGGAAAAATTCAATTGCGTAAAATTATTTCTGAATTGACTACCAAAGAAATACCTGTAAATGGTAGAATTAATGATGAATGCATCATTGTCAGAGCAATCAAATAATCTAAATAGTAAAAACATGATTATTTGGAGAATCTAATGTTGCTACAATCTGAAGTGCTTGACTTATTTGAACGTGCTAAAACACGGCAAGAAAAACTTGCCGTTCTAAAACAACATGAAACACCAGTGTTACGGGCATTGATGCGAATTAACTTTGACCCATCCGTTAGTATGGATTTGCCAGAAGATGTTCCCCCATTCAAAAGAGATCCGACAGTTCCAATTGGATACAATCATACAAACTTGGTAACCGAGTATAAAAGGTTTTATATTTGGTTAGATAAAAGTTTAAACATTAATAAAGTTAAGAAAGAACAATTGTTTATTGAAATGCTAGAAGGGCTACATTATTCTGAGGCAGAACTTCTATGTTTTGCCAAAGATAAAAACCTTCAGAAAAAATATAAATCATTAAAAGAAGACATTGTTAGAGAAGCGTATCCAGCAACATTACCACCCAAAGAAACTAAAGCAGAAGGATAAAAAATGTCGCTTACTTTAAAAAAATTCTTGGCAGAACAAGAAGCTATTAATAATACTAGAAAAACACAAGTAGCAACTACTGGTGGTACATATGAAAAAACTGGTAAATTTTTAACAGACAAAGTTCCACAAGGATCTAAAGTAATTAGTATTGGTGCTGGATTAGAGCATACCAAAAAAGCAATGCAAAAAGGATTTGGCGAGCATGATGTAACTATTCATGACATGGAGCCAAATCCAGAAGGAAGAAAAGAAAAGCCAGAATATACAAGCGCATCAGAAATTCCAAAGAACCATTATGATGCTGCTGTGTCACATAATGTTTTGAATGTTGTTGAACCTCATATTAGAGATAAGGTCATGCATTCAATTTTCAATTCTGTAAAAGAAGGTGGTCATGCAGTAATTGGAACTAGAAAGTGGTCAGGCGATATTAATCAGGCTAAAAATTATACTCCCGGTGATGAAGAAAAATCTATGTGGGTACATAAGGGTAAGGACAAATCATATCAAAAAGGGTTTGATGGAAATGAGTTAAAAGATTATGTTGAAAAGTATGCAAAAGACAATGGGCATACCGTTGAAGTGAAAAAACTTTCCGGTATCGCTGCAAACGGAGTTCATGTTCATATCATCAAAAAAGGTAGTTAATTTATTATTATGAAAGATCTATATAATTTGGAATATCGTGTTGTTGACAAAAAAGGCAGGACTAAATCTACTAAGAATGTCGGCATTTTTGATTCACTAGATAAAATTGAGTTTGCTAAAACAGAAGTACTGAATGCGAATAAAAAATACAAAATTGCGTTTGATTTGTATTTGACAAATAACATGAGTCTAGTGGGTTAATATGCCAACGTATACATTTAGAAATAAAAAAACAGATGAAGTTTTTGATTCAATTATGTCATGGAATACCAGAGAAGAATTTCTTAAAATCAATCCAGACTTAGAACCAATCATTGGATCGCCATCCATTGGCGATTCCGTTCGTCTTGGAGTTAGAAAACCAGATGATGGATTTAGAGAAGTAATGTCAAAGATACACAGTGCAAATTATAAAAGCAATTTATCAAGCAAACTCTCTAGAAAATGAAACACGCACACAACTTTTCTTTCATACTAACTATAGGGTCTGGTTAACGCCAAGACCCTTTATCATTTAAAGGGATATAAATGACAACTAAACGCGCAGCTAAACTAGCAATTGTGTACGATCAAGAAGAAAAGGTCCAACAAAAACCAAATCCAAACACATTAAAGTTAAAGCCAGAAAGTTTGAAATCATTTGACCCATTAACAGCTAACCAAAAAAAGTTTTATGACGCATACACAAGAGGTGATTATTTTATAGCATTACACGGTGTTGCTGGAACAGGAAAAACATTTATTGCTTTATACAAAGCCTTAGAAGAAGTACTGGATAAAAACAACCCATTCAATAAAATTATAATTGTTAGATCTGCGGTTCAATCAAGAGAAATCGGACATTTACCCGGAGATGCCGATGAGAAACTAGCAATTTATCAACAACCATACCAGCAGATTTGTAATACTCTTTTTGATAAAAAAGAAGCATATGCAAGACTTGTTGAGCAGGGATATATTGAATTTATCTCCACATCTTTTATTCGCGGAATGAGTTTTGATGATGCCATTATTATTGTTGATGAAATGCAGAATCTGAACTTTGAAGAAATTGATACTGTAATGACTCGCGTTGGTTATCGTTCAAAAATTATTTGGTGTGGTGATTACAGACAAACCGATCTAAGAAAGACAAACGATAAAAGTGGAATTTTAAAATTTCTAGATATTGCTAGACACATGTCATCTTTTACAAGAATTGAATTTGGAGTAGATGATATTGTTAGAAGTTCGCTTGTAAAAGACTACATATTAGCAAAGATTAAACAAGAAGATTTGGAGGTTTAAATGGAATTAGAATTCAAATTTGATTTTACAGAACAGAAACTAAAAGAGCTTTTACCCAATATTCCTAATGCTGGAGAGTGGTATGAGAGTATGTGTGAAGTATTACCAAAATATGAAATCAACACTGTAGAAAGAGTTGCGGCATTCATTGCTCAATGTTCACATGAGTCGGGTGGTTTTAAACTATTGCAGGAAAATTTAAATTATAAAACTGCAACATTAACAAAAGTTTGGCCTAAACGATTCCCCGCAGATATCGCCCCACAATATGGTGGTAAACCACAAGCAATTGCAAATAGGGCATATGGTGGTAGAATGGGTAATGGAGATGAAGCATCCGGTGATGGGTATAAATACAGAGGAAGAGGATTGATTCAACTTACTGGTAAAGATAACTACACATCGTGTTCCAATTATCTTTTCAATGATGACACTCTTGTAAAAAATCCAGATTTGGTTGCAGAACCAAAATATGCTCTTGAGTCTGCTTGTTGGTTTTGGAAAAAGAATAATCTAAATCAACAAGCAGATACCAAAGATATTAAGACTATGACTAAAAAAATCAATGGTGGTGAAATTGGTTTGGATGATAGAATCAAACACTA